GAATAAGCTTTTCTCTTGTACTATACATAGTTTCTTATTTTAAGTGAAGAGAGCAGAAAAACAGACCGCCGTCTTTCTGCTCTCTGTAGTGTGTTATACTCCTGTACGAGATACTTCGACAAGTGTCGTTGTGTCAAGAACACGAAGCGTAATAGATGCACCTTCCTTTGCCGTCCATGTGGCACCGTCTTCGAGAACGAAGGTTGAGCCGTCGGCAATAGTGGCAGGCTTATCAGTACCAGCACCGATAAGGGTAATGTATCGTCCCTTGTCAGCCTTGGTAAGACCCGATACGCTTGCAATGGTTGCTGCACCTGTTGTACCATTGGCAATTTTATAGGTATTGGTATTTGCCTTAATGGTAATGCTTGTAGCTCCAGCTGCCACTTCTCCAGCTGCCACTACGGCAGGATTACCAGTATAGAGGAGTGGAAGGTCTACAGAATTACGCTTAAAGGTGAACGTTCCGTAACGACCATCCTTATCGTCTTTGACCTCCGTATTGGCAAGGATAATAGGACGTTCGAGCTCACCAAGGATATACCAGTCGGAAGACTTAACGTGCTTGTAGAAGATAATGAACTTTCCACCACTGTACTCTTCTATGAAATTATACAAGTTCACACGGGCACCACCCATGATGAGAACGAAACTATTTTCACCAGAAGTAGTAATATCTCCCTTTTCCGTAGTTGCTGTAAAGGATGGTATATCATGCGCCTCGAAGTAATGCGGAATTTCGCCTGGTTTTAATGGTATAGGCGCAACTTCGCGTTGTGCATTGGGCTGTGGGAATGGCTTTGTGCGGTCTATTTGGTCAAGTGCCACAAGGTAAACGATATAGGAAATGGCAGAACCATGCGTGTCACGGTCAGACACATCATCGACATTTCCTACTACAGCCATAGAGGCAAACGAGACCAAAGAGCCGGTAGCACCGAGCAAAGAATAATCGAGTAATGCTGCAAGGAGCATTGCGAAACCAAACACGGCAAATGTTACCATGAACATTCTGCGAGCTTGAAGATCTGCGTAATTGAACCCCTTGTTAGGGTTGTATGCACGGCATCTTTTCTGAATTTTTGTTCTTATCATTTCTTTCTTAAATTTTGCGGGAAGCCGACGAGCGACTCCCCGCGGTGAAACAACATCTATATACTATTTAGATTCCTAATTAGCGACCTCCAGGAACGTTGGGCTGGAGTGCCTTGTTGATGGTGCGTTTACCACCTACGCAGCGTTCCAACTCGCGGAAGTTACCATCATTGCCAAGAATTACCATGATGTAGTCGCCTATCTCTGAAGCATTAAATGCTGCAGTGAGATTAGCAAACTTACCACTCTTGGCAATCTTTGGAAGATGGGTCTTATCGCCACATTCAATGCAGTAAGCTACTCCAGCCTTTGCATTTTCGATGTCGGTGTAAGTTTCCTGTGTTGTTGCGCTTCCAGTAGTTAACCAGAAGCCCTTGTTGGCATCCAACTTGTCGATGATGGTTGCTGCAAACAGGTTGATGAAAATCTGCTGCCACTCGTAGTTGTTGTCGTCCATTTCTTTCTTGGTGTCGAAGCGACGACCAGTGAACGATGCTGAACAACCTTCCTTCCAAGTGCTCCATGCGCGAACTTGCTCCATCTGCTCCTGCATCTTCATTGAGAGCATTTCGCCAGGAACAAACTCAAGGAACTGAATGTTGCCTGGTTGATGCAGCATCATGAATGGAAGCTGACCGAGGTAAGGCAACCAAATAATACGAACGGTAGTATCAGGAACGATATTGAGAGCTCCCATCGGACCAGAGAAGTCTGTATCCTTGCCATAAGTGGCACGTACATTCTTAATCCACCAAGCCTGATGATTCTTGTTCAGATAGATGCAATGCTGGTCGAGATCCATATCTTCCGTGATAGATGCGCGTACGTCTGCAATGAATTCCTGTACTGCAGCAAGCATTGTAGCCTGAGCATATGAACGATACACATCACTTGTATGTGGCTTGATGTCATACTGATGCACATAACGCAGAAGCGTATAGATAATACCAGTACCAGCATTGTTGTAGCTGCCAGCTACGCCCTGCTCTGGCTTAACATAGATACCACGCATACGACGTTTGTTTTGTTCTACCTGTGCAGTAATGAGGGTATTGAGTAATTGATACTCAATCATCGTCCACTTAATTGGGTCTGAACCCTCCTTGTTGAGATAGCCGATATACTTGCGCTCGAGTTCCTTCATTGGTCCCCATTCTATCTTTATCATGGCATCATCGACGTAGCCCATGTGGTTTTCTATCTTCATGCCACCCTTGAATACTTCTCCTGACTGATAAGCCTGAGAAACTTCATCAAAGAAGGTATTGAAGACGAGCGCGCGGTCTTGATAGCCATAAGCAACAGGGAAGTACTGTGTCATATCACGTACTTGTAGCACGCGGGCAATGAGTGCATCTTGACGTAAGATAACAAATTGGTCTCCTACGCCAGCTTTCTCCACACCTTCATAGTTGGTGGCATACTTGCCTGCAGCAAGGGCTGGGGCGTCAAGCATCTTGTTTTCTTGAAGATACTGGTAGCGGTTCTTGAGCGACTTGGCATACTGGCAAGCTGCCTTATGAAAGGCAACACCATCCACTTGCTCGTCTACTTCCTGCAGAGCTGCAGCAGCACGAGGGTTTGCAGCAATTTTGTTCCATCGGTCGGTCATAGAGAACATGGGGTGCTCTATACCAAACAAATACGTTGGCGTGTTGCTGAAACCATTGATACTGACAGGAGCAGAAGTTACAGTTTGCGCAGGGACATCAGGAGTTGGTTGAGCAGCCAATTCCTTAACCTCGGCACGAAGTCCGTTAATACCCTCGATAATTTTTTCAACCGAAGCGTTTGCTTGCTGAACAGGTTGTGTGCCTTCTTCATTATCTACTGTAGCTGCAGGGGCAGAACCAACAAGTACTTCTTGAATGGCATTGAGCGTCTTTTGAAACTCTTCAGCCTGCGCTGCTGTCTTCTTGGCAGCCTGCTCTGCTGCAAGGTCATCGTTGAGTGTAACCTGATACTTCTTTGAGTATTCAGCTACCAAAGAATTGAACTCCTCGTTGGAGAGAGTTTTGCTCTCGAACTTCTGCTTGAGGTTCAGAAGTTCAAGAACACTGATAAGTTTTTCTTTGAAATTCATAAAACTAAAATAAATTAAACATTATATATTATATATGGCAGTTTTCAATTTATTTGTATCTGCGTACTCGCGTCCCATCGTAACGGCTTCTGAAATGGCTTCCGCCATAGTCTTGCTGCCGTCGGCAAGACCGATTTCTACAGCCTGCGGAGTGTAGAAAGTTTCACCACGCAGTACCGGCGCATCATCAGGAAGTTCTGCGAGCTTACTGCGCTGGGAACGTACTTCGGAAAGAAATTGCTCGTTTAGAGGATTGAGTACGTCATTAACGTACTTTTCACTTTTTCCTTTGCACAAATCATCAAAAGTCTTGTTCTTCAAATCTGAGTCGGTTGCTTTCGCTTCCACACGCTTGATACCAAGTTTTTCGTAATAGCCCGAAAAATCGTAAAAGCTGCATATAGTACCAATACTGCCTACCCAATCATTTGCAGTACGGGCATAGATACGTTGCCCATGGCAGCCGATGTGGTATCCTGCAGAGCAACACATTTGTTCATAATATGTAATAATGGGTTTCTCGCAGTTGCGCAGCGTTTCGCTCAACCGGTCAAGATACCATGCTTCGCCACCTGGAGAATTAATATGCAGAAAATGGCAAGTTATCTGTGGATTGGCTTCCGCTGCCTGAAGGTCAGCTTCGAGTTGTTTGGAAGAAAAATACAAATAACTGCTTGCCATTATAGTTCCCCAAACACGATGATAGGCAATGCTGCCTGCAGGAAGTTCTTCATTGTCGAACTCGTCTGTAAGCGTTACTGAAGGAATATCACTTTCCTGAGTCAGCATCTGCTGCAGTTCCTGAAGGGCTGTATGAGTCTCGAATTGATAC